GTTATAACAACAAAGCAATTGATGGATAATAATGATTTAGCACAATTAGAGATTGATGTTATTCTTATTAAACACACGGAAGAAACTAGAAAGAAGTGTAGAAAGCTATCATATCAAGAAGAATTAGACCTAATAGTCGAATGTGAAAAGAGAAACAACTTCATTAAGAATCTAGCTTTAACTCAACAGGGGAATACACTTATATTATTCAATTATGTTGATAAGCATGGTGTACCTTTATATAATGCCATTAAAGAAAAAGCTGCAGATAATAGAAAGATTTTCTATGTTTCAGGGAAAGTCCCTACAAAGGAAAGAGAAATAATTCGAGCTATTACAGAGAAAGAAACCAATGCTATCATTGTAGCTTCAAGTCAATGCTTTAGTACAGGTATAAATATTAAAAATCTCCATAATATCATATTTGCTGCTCCATCTAAATCACAGATAAGAATATTACAATCTATTGGTAGAGGTTTAAGAAAGGCTGATAACAATAAAGATACTAAAGTATATGATATAGCTGATGATATGGTATGGAAATCTAAAAAGAACTACACTATTAAACATGCTATGGAACGAATTAAAATCTATACTAAAGAATTATTTAAGTTTAAAATACATGAACTTCAATTCTAGCCTGTATATACTAGCCTTCCTTAGTGGTTTCCTTAGAATATTATAACAAAATAGTAACCGATTGTACAGGAAAAAATGCATAAGTTTATGGTGTACAAATCCTTACAAATAGTATAATATAGTATTATGACAACTAAAAAGAAAGTAGCTAAAAAGCGTACTCAGAGAGCACCAGAGCATTATGTCAATAACAAGGAGTTTTCCCAAGCTGTTATGGATTATGTCAATGAAGCTAATAAGGCAAAGGAAGAAAAAAGAGAAGTACCGATTGTAACTGATTACATTGGTAGATGTTTCCTTCGTATTGCCGAAGGCTTGTCACATAAACCTAACTTTATAGGTTATACTTACCGAGAAGAAATGGTAATGGATGGTGTTGAAGATTGTATTAAACGCATAATGAATTATAATATTGAAGTTGCTACCCGCACAGGAACACCAAACGCATTTGCATATTTTACTCAAATGTGTTTCTTTGCGTTTCTTCGGAGAATTGCAAAGGAAAAGAAACAGCAAGACATTAGAATGGCTTATATTGAACATGCCGGTATAGATGATGTAATGTCAGAATTTGAAGGATCATCAGATAAAGCAATGAGAGGTATTGAACAGGGTGTTATTAATACAATTAAAAATCGTTTAGATAAAGTTCATAAAAAGGACGATGCTATTAAAGAGTTTAAGAAAAAGAAGAAAGAAGATAAGGGTGGTTTAACAACCTTCATGTAAATTCATATGAAATTAATCGTAATTACCGATACGCACGCAGGTGCACGTAACGCTTCTGATGTGTTCCTAACTTATTTTGCTAAATTCTATAAAGATGTATTCTTTCCATATTGTAAAGAACATGATATAAAACACATTTTACATCTAGGCGACTTTTATGATAATCGTAAGACCATCAATTTTAAAGCGCTACATCATAATCGTAAACACTTCTTAGAACCTATGAGGGAACTGGGAATGACAATGGATATCATTCCAGGAAATCATGATGTAGTATATAAATCAACTAATGAGCTGTGTTCTTTAAAGGAGCTATTAGGTCATTTTATGAATAATGTGAATATTGTAATGTCACCTAAAGTGGTTGATTACGATGGCTGTCCCATTGCGTTATTGCCATGGATTAATAAAGAGAATTATAAGCAGTCAATGGATTTCATTAATTCGTGTAAAGCATCCATTTTAGGCGGCCACTTGGAACTAGAAGGCTTTGACATTATGAAGGGTATGAAATCCCATGATGGTATGTCGAAAGATCTATTTAAGAAGTTCGAATATGTATGGTCGGGGCATTATCATACACGATCAGAACATGAAAATATTCACTATCTTGGTGCACCTTACGAAATGACATGGGTTGATTATAATGATCCTAAGTATTTTTATGTATTCGATACTGATACTAGAACATTAACGCCAATACGTAATCCATTAACAATTTTTCATAAAATCTATTATGACGATAAGAGAAATGATTATAGCAAATATGATTTATCACAAGTTGATGGAAAGTTTATAAAGGTTATTGTTTCAAATAAGAATGATCATTATGGATTTGATCAATTTATAAATGCTATACAAAACCGCCCTATTCATGAGGTGAAGATTATTGAAACATTTGATGAATTTATAGGTGATAATGTTAATGATGAGAAAATATCAATTGCAAATACATCCGATTTGTTAAATGATTATGTTGATGCAACTACGACCGATTTAAATAAAGATACTATTAAAGGTGAACTACAGTCTCTTTATAAAGAAGCTTTGACAATAGAGTTAGAATAATATGCTAAAATTTAAAACTATTCGATGGAAGAATTTTCTATCAACTGGAAATTCATTTACAGAATTACAACTTAACAAAAGTGAATCAACACTTATTACCGGACATAATGGTAGCGGTAAATCAACACTGATTGACGCTTTATCATTTGGCCTATTTGGTAAACCACATCGTGGTATCAATAAGCCTCAATTAATTAATTCAATTAATAAAAAGCATATGCTGGTTGAATTAGAATTTGATATTGGCAGTAACGAGTATAAGATTGTTAGAGGCATGAAGCCCAATAAGTTTGAAATCTGGAAAGATGGGGTAATGCTTAATCAATCTGCGCATAATAGAGATTATCAAAAAATCCTTGAACAAAACATTCTTAAGTTAAATCACAAATCATTCCACCAAGTAGTTGTATTAGGCTCATCCTCATATATTCCATTTATGCAATTACCGGCTCATCACCGCCGCCTAGTAATTGAAGATCTTTTGGATATTAACATATTCACAAAAATGAATATGCTTTTAAAGGAAAAAATGGGCAAGCTTAAACAGGAGATATTAGATGTAGATTATAACATCTCAATTCTTAATGAAAAGGTTCGAATCCAAAGGAAGTATATTGAGGATTTAGAGGAAGTTGATAAGAATCAAGTTACAAAACATCAACGACAAGTAAAGCTATTAGAGAAAAAGATAAGTGAATTACAGGCCGAAAATGACAAGCTTACACTTAAACTTGATGAAGATATCATTAACAGAATAAATGAAAATAAACAGCAATGTGCTAAGGATGAAGCTTCACAGAGTGCTACTATTAGAACAATTCAAAATGATATGCAATCGTTGGTTAAGGAGGCTAAGTTCTATGAAGAAAATGATGATTGTCCAATATGTTCACAACGTATAACTAAAACACTTAAGAACAAAAAAGCTAAAGCCTGTAAGCATGATGCAAAAAAACTTCATAATGAATACACTCAATTAAAGGAAGAGCTTAAGGCTATTAAAGAAAAACATACATCTCTTGATGATCAATTACATAAGCTACATGAATTGAGCATTACGGTTCGAACTAATAACCACACAATATCTTCATTACAAGAGCAGATTAACGATCTACAAACCTCTACCGATAATACTAAATCAAAGAAGGACGTTAAAAAAGCTCAGAGTGAATTAGAAAGATTGACAAAAGATCTTAACATACAAAGAGATACACTTTTTGAATTTAAACAAGAGTCATTATATAATATGGCAATTGCTGAAATGCTTAAAGACTCTGGTATTAAGACAAAAGTCATTAAACAGTATTTGCCTATTATTAATAAGCTAGTGAATAACTACTTACAGGTGCTGGACTTCTTCGTATCATTCAATCTCGATGAAAGCTTTAATGAAGTTATTAAGTCCCGTCATAGAGAAGCATTCAATTATGCTTCATTCTCCGAAGGCGAGAAACAGAGAATTGATTTGGCTATTCTATTTGCATGGAGGCAGATCGCTCGAATGAAGAATTCAGTTGCAACAAACCTTTTAATCTTAGATGAAGTATTAGATCCAAGTTTAGATACTGATGGCGTAGATAACTTATTCTCAATTATACGATCATTTGATAAAGACACAAACCTATTCATTATATCACATAAGCAAGATGTTATTGATGGAACATTTAATGATAAGATTGTCTTTAAACAGGAAAAGAACTTCTCAAAATGTATAAAAAGCTAAGGGCAGGATTAATCCTGCCCCGCTTTGTAATAAGGAAATATTAATTGATCGCAATAATTCTGCCAAGGTATTCAGCAAAGATACGATTCTTTTTGAGTGATGAGGTAAAGTCGCCAAATACCTTTTTAATAGCACTTTTACTAGCATCTTCTGCAATATCATTCATTATAACTTCTTTGACATTATATTCACTAGCTGGTGCCATATAGATGAATTCATTATGATATTCTCTCTTCGATGAAACAAATCCATTTTTTCTATAGAATTTCATTTTCTTATTTATCACATCATTTTTATGGAAACCGTAATCATACCGTAAATTCTTTTTGGGATTCGTACGTCCAGCTAATAGATAGATTCCAATTATATTGGCATCAAGAATTTTTAAGGCCACATTGGTATTATATATCTTTGCTCTGTCAATTGTAATAAATTTTCCATCAATTTCACAGACATATTTACTTAACCAACTGCAACTTTTAGTTGTGGACAAACCAGAGCCTTCACCATCTGTCATGAAAATAACATTCATATTATCAATATTATATTGAGCCTTCATTCGCTCAATCAATCGATAAGACATAAATGTAGCATTTTCCAATGGTGTTCCACCTAAAGAATCGAACATAGAACCTGAAGAAAATACTATAGATTTTAACCACATTTCTGCCAATGCCCTTTTGTGTTCGGCTGCAGACATTCGATTTGAAGCTAGCTCAAAGAATTTTACATCTTCTGTTCTAACAGTGGTGTAACCAACGTTTAACCTCATTTTTTTCTCCCCGGAGCCCCACATTGATGTAAATCCATAAATTTCATATGGGATATTAATCAATCTACAAAAGGTTACTAAAGTATGCAATTGCTTAAGTAGGGCTGGCAGGGTCGAGGACATTGAACCTGAATAATCAATCATGATCATTACACCATGATTTTTGGCATCTGCTAAGCGAGTTACTGATGAAAAGATATCATCACTCATTTTATAGCGGTGAAGCTTATCTGCATTTAGTGTACCTTTTCTGGCAACAGTAGCCCGAGAATTACGAAAAGCAGCTTTCCGCAATTCAAACTCTTTTCGCATGATTGCAGCGCTCTTATCGCTTTGCTTCTTAAAGAGAAGATATTCATTCCGCTTCAACTCAAGCCTATTAGCAAATGATGTATTATTATTAGCATATGCTTTATCATTCTTGGAAAATACTTCTTTATAGCCATAGATACATTTTTCAATATCCTTCAACTTAGGCATTTTGATATAAACGGTATCATCCTGATCAATTACTTCTTCGAACGATTTTGCGAGATTTTCGGAAATAATAGGCTCCGGTTCAGTACTGCCTTCACCTTTTTCAGATGCTCCATCACCAGTTGATTCGGCTGAATCAGTCTCTTTCGCATTATCATCGGAATCGGTACCTTCACCGGCCTTCTCGTGGATATCTTCGGCCTCTTCATCTTCAGAATTATTTCCTCCTGAAGCTTCTTCGCCGTCATCGGTAATATCTTCATTACCTTCACTATCGTTATAACCCATATTTCCAGGATTATCTTCGGTATCGCCTACGTCATCTTCGTTTTCTGGGATGTCTACTTTTTCTTTAGATTTCTCCTTTTCCTCAGATTTGCCTTCACACCATGCTTGAAGCGCTTTACTAGCTTCCAACACTTCTTCGAAAGTTTGAGCATTAAAGCATTGATCAACCAATGACATTTCTTCATCAGTGAAATTGACTTTAATATGCTTACCCACCTTAGCATGAACGTTAATTCGGTCGGCCAAGTTGAGGGTATTGACGTCAATATTATTTTCCTTGATTTTGAAGAAATCACGGTCAAGTAGTTCTTCATATCCACGATTAAAGGAATAAACCAAACCAGGATATTTTTGCTGAATCATTCGTTCGATGCGAATATCTTCTACGACATTAGCATAGGAATGTTTGCAGGGGAGGTTTTCCCACTCTGGTGTCCAAAGCGCGTGGCCCACTTCATGTCCAATAAACATGTCCAATGCATCCTTACCCAAATCTTTAATAATGGGAATTCGTAGAATTCGATGCTCTACATTAAAGGATGCAGTGGGAAAGTTGCCATATTCGACCTGAATATTTTCAGCGGCCAATAATCGTGCCAGTGAACTTTTTGCGGTACTATTCCTCATTACTTATATATTCTACCACAAGTTCAGGTTTTTGTACACCAGAATATCTTATTGGATATCAATCACTTATGAAAAAGTGTGAATTTTTACATATGTAAATTTTTTTAGGTTAAAGGGTCTAGAGGTCAATGGTTGTAATTGCTCGCTAAAGGC